AAAGCAGATATGTGGAGATTACCTCCAATGTTTGTAGGTCAATATGCAGAACGAGATGCAGAGTCAACTTTAAAACTTTGGCAGAGATTAAAAGTAGAATTATACAATCAAGAACTTATGGATATTTTTAACTTGGAAACAAAATTATTTCCTTGTTTAGTTGATATGAGATTTAAAGGAGTAAGAGTTGATTTAGAAAAAGCACAAAATATTAAACTAAATTTAATTAAAAGAGAAGAGACTTTAATAAAAAAAATAAAAGATTTAACTGGTGTTGAAGTAGAAATTATGGCAGCTAGATCTATTGCAAAAGCTTTTGATAAACTTAAATTACCTTATGACAGAACAGCAAAAAGTAATGAGCCTAGTTTTACTAAAAACTTTTTACAGAATCATCCGCACGAATTACCACAAGCGATAGCTGAAGCAAGAGAACTTAACAAAGCTCACAGTACATTTATAGATTCAATAACTAAACATGAAGTTAATGGAAGAATACATGCAGATATAAATCAAATAAGATCAGATGCAGGTGGAACAGTAACAGGAAGATTCTCTATGAGTAATCCAAACTTACAACAGATACCAGCAAGACATCCTGAACTTGGTCCAATGATTAGATCTATTTTTATTCCAGAAGAAAAATGTAAATGGGGATCATTCGATTACTCACAACAAGAACCTAGAATTTTAGTACACTATGCAAAGTTACAAAACTTAACAGGTGTTGACGAAATTGTTGATGCATACAATCAAGGTGATGCAGATTTCCACCAGGTTGTTGCAGACATGGCAGGTATAGAACGTAAACAAGCCAAGACAATTAATTTAGGTTTAATGTATGGTATGGGTAAAAATAAATTAATGGCTGAACTAGGATTAATGAAAGAATCAGCAGAAAAATTAATTAGACAGTATCATGTCAAAGCTCCATTCGTAAAACAACTTATGGATAATGTATCTAGAAAAGCAAATGATAGAGGTAAGATCAGAACTTTACTTGGTCGTGCATGTCATTTTGATTTATGGCAACCTGTTCAATTTGGGGTTTTTAAACCTTTACCATTAGAACAAGCTAGAAAAGAATATGATGAACCTTTAAAACGTGCATTTACATACAAAGCATTAAACAAATTAATACAAGGTTCTGCGGCTGATATGACTAAAAAATCTATGGTTTCTTTATATGAAAATGGTATAGTACCACATATACAAATTCATGATGAAGTTGATATATCGATTGAATCTCCAAAAAAGGCAGAAGAGATAATTAAGATTATGGAAGACGCTGTACAATTACAGGTTCCAAATAAAGTTGATTATGAGTCAGGTAGTAATTGGGGAGACATAAAATAAATGTATGGCATATTTAAACGCAAACACACCAGCAACCTACGCACAAATAAGAAAAGAATATCTTTATGATCTTAAAAAACATCATGGAGAAGTTGAAGACTGTATTATATTCGGCATATCATGTATGTCAGGAAGGGCTATATTATTTCACGCTCTTATGGGTAACGGTGCAATATTTTATCGCCTACCTATTAGCGCGTTTATTCAACAAGGATACAAACCCGAAGACGTTCCCAAGCGACGCCTTGATGAACTGGAGCTTTGGAATTCTTTTAGTTATTATCCTGCTGTTACTGTCTGGTCTATTCTAGGCGCAGCTTCAGGTAAATACATCGGAAAAGATAAGAAATGGCATCATGGTAAATACTTATTTACTGTTGATTTCGCACATCCAGATGTTAATATATTAGATACCGACCATTCGGAGATACCGCACGAACATAAGTGCGCACACATAATTGCTCTCGATGATGGCAATTTTGCTGCACAACCTAACAACAGATGTATTTGGGATTTACCTTCTTTCACAGTGAAAGATAACATTCCAGACTGGAAAGTGCAGACAAATACGTGGAACGTTGAAGACACTGGTCAATGGAAAACAGAAGATACTGATAAGTTCTTCTACGAAATAGAGGAAAAAAAACATGATTAAAAAAATTAAGGAAAAAATTAAAGCAATTTGGGAATCCATTGTTGGAAAATTTTGGCAAGACTAAATTCTTATGGCGCTTATAAGATAGGGTGATGTTGGGAGACTACATCACCCGGTACTAATTATGAAAACAATACCAGACGCAATAGATGATATGAAAGAACTAATAAAAAAAATAATAGATAAACCCTTATCTTGGATAGAACACATTGGAAGTAAGATGAATACTTTTGCATGGAACAAGAGATGGGCCAATAGAAAAAACGGATATGGATATCGAAATAGAGATTTATAAAAAAGAAGAACTAAAGTGTAAAAAATGTTTTCATCCTTGTCATTGTTTAGATGGATTACATGCAGATGAATATGGTTTATGTACCTGTGAGGAGTGTAAATGTTAACAGGAGATAGTAATGAACTATTATATGACTATAATACTTATCATATTAATTATTTTGTTGGGAATCTTTGGAGGACCTTCTAATTATGGCGCTTAAAATCGGAGAAGACCAGGCCGTACAGATGCCTATGAAAACGGTTGCTAGTTTGATCGCGATCGTCGCAGTCGGCGTGTGGGGCTATTTTGGAGTTATAGAACAAATTAATAAACATGAAACAAGATTAGAACTTATGGAGTCTGATCTTGAAAAAAATACAGAGTTTAGAATAAAATGGCCGCGTGGAGAAATGGGATCATTGCCCGCAGATTCTGAACAATTCATGATGATCGAGAATCTTTATACTACCACTGATAAGATTAACAAACATATTGAGAACATGGCTTTGAATAAAGTAAATATTGAATTTTTAAGAAAACAAATGGACAAAGTATTAGAAGATATTGAAGAACTAAAAGATAAAAATAGGGATATGTATTATAATGGCAACGGATCGTATAACAAAACAGGTAATTAAATATATTTCTAATATGCAGAAAAAAACAAAACAAATGCGTTTTGTAAAAGATTTAAAAAAAGAAGTTGAAATTGGTGCTAACGGAACACAAAAATATGTTGTGAAAGAAGGCCCTAACAAAGGTAAGGTATTATGATTGAAGCTGTGGTAGGATTATTAATGTTTGTAAGTGGTGATATTAAGGAAGCACGTATTCAAGAGAATATGGGTATATGTTTAAAACATAAACGTGAAGCTGAAAGACAGTATAGTAAAAATGTAAGGTATCAGTGCTGGCAAGGTGAAGCGGAAATAGAATTAAATATTGATGGCTCAAAATCAATTAAAAAAATTCATATACAATAATGGAACCTATTTGTTATATATTTCTTATGTTATGGCTTATAGGAGTAAGTAGTTAATGGAAATAATTATACCAGTAAATACAATACTTGCGATGATAGCTATTGCAGTAATGATTATTTGGACTCTCAGACCATAATACATTTTACATATTAGCTTTTTTGTTTTATAAATCAATAGGATTAGATATGGTGTGAACCAGGAGGTATTATGCACAAATGAAAAAAGGTCTATATGCAAACATAAATGCCCGAAGAAAAAAAGGTATTAGTAGAAGTAAGAAAAAGTCCACTATATCTAAAAAGGCATACAAAAATATGAGGAAAGGATTTCCTAAATGAGAAAAACTAAAAAAGAAAAAAAGATTGCTAAGGTAATGAGAGAATATAAAAAAGGTAAATTACCAATTGGTAAGTCTAAGAAAAAAGTTAAATCGAGAAAACAAGCAATTGCTATTGCTCTTTCTGAAGCGGGAAAAAAGAAAAAGTAATGGTATTAACAAGAACACAGTTTAAAAAAGAAATGACTACACCACAAAGAAGAAAATCAAAAAGTAAAAAAGTTAAAAAGCAATATCTTGCTGGAACATCTGGTAAGTTAAGAGCTAAAAGAAAAGCTGCATTAAAAAGATTAAATAAAGATAATAAAGGTTCTGGTGTTTTACCTGGAGATAAAAAAGGTGGAAAGTTTGTAGGTTCTAAAAAAGAAAGTAAACATAATAAAAAATTTAGGAGAATGTATGGCTAAAAAATCAAGTACAGCTACAGCGATTAGAAATAAAGCAAAAAAAACAGGAGTATCTGCTTCTAAAATTAGAGCAATCTATAATAGAGGATTAGCAGCATATAGAACAAGTGGTCATAGAAAAGGAGTAAGTCCACAAGCATGGGCAATGGCTAGAGTAAATTCAGCACTTACTGGTGGTAAAGCTGCAAAAGTAGATAAAGATATTTTAAAAGGTAGACGAGATAAAAACAGAAGAGCAGACGGACGTAAGAAAAAGAAAATAAAAAAAGCATGATATGGATTAAAAAAATAATTTGCAAAATATTTAAAATTCAAACATGTAAATGTGGAGATAAAAAATGAAAAAAAAATTTAAAAAATTTATAGATTGGTTAGAAAAATTAATACTTAAATTAACTGGTTGGAAATAATGGCATTAGAAGTTGAATTAGAAAAAAAGAAACTTGAATACACAAACGAAAAAGGTGAGAAAGTTCGTGTAGATGTAGATCAAGAACAAACTGAAAAAGAGGAAGAAGTTTTTGAATCAAATCATTATTCTAATTTAGCAGAAGAATTAGATCAAACAGAAATAAATAAAATTGGTAAACAACTAATCACAGCTTATGAAGATGATAAATCTTCAAGAAAAGATTGGGAAGATCAATATTCAAAAGGTCTTAAAATGCTAGGAGTAGTTGTTGAAGATAGAAGCGATCCATTCCCGGGAGCTTCAGGTGTTCATCATCCATTAATGTCAGAAGCAGCAACTCAGTTTCAAGCAAGAGCAATATCAGAAATGTTTCCTGCAGGTGGCCCTGTTAAAACTCAAATAATTGGTAAACAAAGTAATAAAAAATTAGAACAAGCTCAAAGAGTTCAAGACTATATGAATTATCAAGTAACAAATCAAATCACTGATTATTTTAATGAATTAGATCAAATGTTATTTTATTTAGCATTAGCTGGCTCTGCATTTAAAAAAATCTATTTCGATAATGGTTTAGATAGAATATGCAGTAAATTTGTACCTGCAGAAGAATTTGTAATTTCATATCAAAATACTGATTTAGAAACTGCAGAAAGATATACACAAGTAATGAAAATGTCTTCTAATGAATTAAAGAAACAACAGATTGATGGTTTTTATAGAGATGTACCATTAGCAAAATATTCTTCTAGCGATACTAAAGATCAAGATCAAGTAACACAGACTATGCAAAGACTTGAAGGTATGTCACCAAGTATGGCAGATAAAATGCATACTCTTTTAGAAGTTCATGCAAATTTAGATTTAGGAGAAGATGAAAATGGAATAGCATTACCATATATTGTAACTATAGATTATGATTCAACTGCAGTTTTAGCAATTAGAAGAAACTGGAAAGAGGAAGATACTTTAAAAAGAAAAAGAACTTATTTTATACACTATAAATATTTACCAGGTTTAGGATTTTATGGATTTGGATTAATTCAAATGATCGGCGGTCTTCAACATGCATCTACTGGTGCTTTAAGAGCTTTATTAGATTCAGCAGCTTTTGCTAATTTAAACGGAGGTTTTAGGGCTAAAGGTGCAAGGATTGAAGGCGGTGATATTACCGTTTCCCCCGGAGAGTGGGTAGAAGTAGAAGCCTATGGCGATGATTTAAGAAAGAGTTTTATTCCTTTACCTTTCAAAGAACCTTCACCTACTCTCCTTCAGCTTTTAGGAGTTTTAACAGAATCAGGCAGACGTTTTGCTTCTATTGCTGATGCGATGGTTGGTCAATCTGCAGGATCAGGACCAGTTGGTACAACTATTGCATTAATTGAACAAGGTTCTAAAGTATTTAGTGCAATACATAAAAGATTACATCAAGCTCAAGGAAGAGAATTTAAATTAATATATGAACTAAATGGAGAATACTTAGATGATGAATATCCTTATGACGTTATTGGAGAACGTAAAACTATCAGAAGAAAAGATTTTTCAAGTGATATTAGTGTTGTGCCTGTTAGCGACCCTAACATTTTTTCTCAAGCACAGCGTATAGCTCTTGCTCAAACTGGTTTACAATTAGCTCAACAAGCACCAAATATAATTGATGTTAAAGAAGCATATAGAAGATTTTTACAATCATTAAATATTCCTGATTATAATGATTTGATGATTCAAGAAGATGAAATACCAAGACGTGATCCAGTATCAGAAAACATGGCATTACTTAATGGTAAACCTATAAAAGTTTTTGAAGAACAAGATCATGCTGCGCATATGGCTGTTCATCAACAATTTATTAATGATCCAAGATTTGCTGGAAACCCTGAAGCTAAACAAATTTTATATGGACAAATGTTAGCTCATATTGGACAGCATATGGCATTTTTATATCAACAACAAATGCAATCTCAAGTTCCTGATGGTATGCCAACTTCTTCTGGAGAATTTAATAAAGAATTTAATGATGAAAAACCTAAAGAAATTACTATTGAAGAAGAAAATAGAATTGCAGCAGCTGCAGCTCAGGCGGCACAAAATCTAATGGGAACGATGCCACCAAGTCCTGAGCAAGAAAAACAAAACATGGAAATGCAAGAGAAGCAAGCTAATTTACAATTAAAAGGAGAAGAATTGAGAATTAGAAAAGCTAGATTTGAAGAAGGTGTTAAAAACAACGAAAGACTTCAAAACAGAAAAGACGCTGAAACTAAAGCTAAAATAGTAGAAGCTGCATCAAGAATAGTTAAAAGAGAAGGTTAATGGCAATTAAACCTGAAGATATTAGAAAGGCAAAAAAATTTCTTGAAAATAAAAAACTTTCAATTAAAGATGTTAAACCTAGAGAATTTGTACAAGTGTCTCAAAATATGAATTTAAATTTTGAAAGTTTATTAAAATTACTTGTGAAGAAAGTTACAAATGGAACACCTAATACAAGCGATAAAAAATAAAATAAAAAATTATAAAGAAGACTTAGGAAAAAATTTATTATCAAAAGGAGTTGATGATATACAAGAATTTAAACGTGTTCATGGAATGGGACAAGGTTTAGATAAATCACTAGAAATCATAAATGAAATGGTTGAAAAATATAAAAAAGGAGATATAGACGATGATTAGTAAAGATATATGGGCAACAGATGATAGTGTACCAACACCAGAAAAAGTACCGCAACCTGTTGGTTATAGAATTTTAATTAGACCTAAAGGTGTAATTGAAAAAACAAAAGGTGGAATTTATTTAACTGATCAAAATAAAGAACAACAAAGTTATTTAAATTCTGTAGGACAAGTAGTTGCAATGGGACCAGAATGTTTTTCAGATAGACCAAAACCTTGGTGTAAAATTGGCGATTGGGTTTTGTTTGGTAGATATGCTGGATCAAAAGTATCTGTACAAAAGGTGAAAATGGTAGTAATAAATGATGATGAGATACTTGCAACCTTAGACAGCCCGGAAGTAGTATCTCAACAAATATAATATACGTTAATTTTAATTAACGACAACATAGGAGAAAACTATGGCAAACATAGAAGAACAGAAAGACATAGAAGTCAAATTAGATGAAGATAAATCTGAAAAGGAAATTGAGGTTCCTCAAAATCCTATTGATAAATATGTTAATGAAGCGGAAGAAAGACAAGAAGAAGAAAAATTAGAAGTTAAACAAGAACAAGATAAACCAAAAGTTCCTGCATATTCAGAGGATATGCCATATTCTGAAAAAGTTCGTAAAAGAATTGCTAAAGAAGTGGCTAAAAGAGCTGAAGCAGAACAAAGAGCTGTTAATTTAGAACAAAGAATTGCTGAATTAGAGTCAAAAACTTTTGATATAGCAAGTAAATCTTTGACTAATCAACATAAATCTGTATCAGATCAACTTAAAATAGCAATTGAAGAAGGTAATACTGAAAAACAAGTAGAACTTTATGAAAAAATGGCTGATTTAAGAGGTCAAATACAAAAAACTTCTGAATTAAAAGCTGAAAAACCTAAATCTGAAGAAAAAAAGAAAGCTGATGCGCCACCTTTAGCAAGAGATTGGGTAAAAAGTAATGCACAATGGTTTAATAAGCCTGGTTATAGAAAAGAAACAGCTATGGCTTATGGAATTGATGCAGAACTTACAGAAGAAGGTTGGGATGTGAATGATCCAGGTTATTATGATGAAATGGATAAGCGACTTAAAGCAAGTGGTTTATCATATTTTACAAAATCTGAAGAAAACACTACTCAAACAGAAAAAAATGTGGTACAAAAGAACAACAGAGTGCAATCTCCAGTTGCTGGAGTTAGTCGTAAGAAAACTAGCGATAGTAACAGAGTGAAGCTAACGCAGGATGATCTGGCAACAGCTAGAAATTTCGGCATTGATATCAATGATGAAGCGGCACTAAAGCGGTTTGCTAAAGAAGTAAAAAACTTTAGCACCAATACGTGAAGTAAGGAGCACGACTATGGAAAAAACAAATAAAATAAAACATGAAACTCAAGTTGAGAAATCTACAAGAGTTTCAAATTGGCGCCCAGGTAATTTACTTGAAGCACCTGAAGCAAGACCAGGTTTCAAACAGAGATGGATTGCAACTATGGTTTTGGGACAGGAACAGCCAACAAACGTTGCTAAACGAATGAGAGAAGGCTGGAGGCCTCGTGACCCTAAAACGGTTAAAGATGCCCAGAATTTTCCAACGATAGATCATGGCAAGTTTTCTGGCTACATTGGTATAGAAGGCATGGTACTCTGTGAAATACCACAAGAATTGTGGAATGAACGTAATGCATATTACGCAAAAATGACTGATAACTTAATGAGATCAGTTCAACAAGATATTCACAAAGTAGAACAGCCAGGTCAACCTATATCACAGTCCTTCAAGACATCAGTTACTAGAGGCGGCTTTAAAGAGTAACTAATAGGAGTAAATAACTATGGCAAACGTAGACGCCCCTCAAGGTTTTATACCTTTGAGACACTTAACAGGTGGAGTTATCAGACCTCAAGAATATCCGATTGCAAATTCGTATGCTGCAAATTTAGCTTCTGGAGATTTAGTAACACTAGGAACTAGTGGAACTGTCATCAGAGCTTCAGCAGGCGGAACTGCTTTAGGTGTATTCTATGGAGTACAATACGAAGATAACTCTACAGGAGATGTCAAGTTCTCCAAAGTTTGGAACACAGGTACTACTGTGAAAGCAAATACTGCTATAAAAGCATTAGTATATGATGATCCAAACATCACTTATAAAGTACAATGTAACGGTACATTCGCAAATGCTAACGTAGGTGAGTTAGCAAACGTGACTATCGGAACATTTAATTCTACTTTCGGTTATTCAACAGACGAATTAGACATTAGTACACTAGCTACTACTGCTAAAGTCTTGAGAATATTAAGATTGATAGATGAACCAAACAACGCAGTCGGTGCTGATGCAGATGTAGAAGTTGTAATTAACTTACATTTCTACGGAACTCGTCAGGCTGGCGTATAAGGAGATTGAACTATGGCACTAAATAGAGCACTATTTACCAAACAGCTCAATCTAGGTTTAAATACCGTGTTTGGTATGGAATATGATAGATATCCAGAACAATGGAGAGCTATATATTCTGTTGAGCAATCACAAAAAGCATTTGAAGAAGATGTACAAAACATCGGCTTCGGTGCTGCACCAACGAAAGCTGAAGGTGCTGCAATATCTTATGAATCTGGCAGAGAAGGCTATGTATCAAGATATGTACATGAAACAATTGCTTTAGCATTTTCTATAACAGAAGAAGCTGAAGAAGATGGATTGTACGGATCATTAGGTGCAAGATATGCTAGAGCTTTAGCAAGATCAATGCAACACACTAAAGAAATCAAAGGTGCAAACATCCTTAACAATGCAACTACTTCTACAGTAGGTGGCGATGGTGTTACTTTATTAAACACTGCTCACCCACTAGGAGGTGGTGGAACTGCTTCTAACACTCTTGGAACAGCTGCAGATTTATCAGAAACTTCATTAGAAGATTTATTGATTCAAATCTCAACTACAGAAGATGACAGAGGCATTCCAATAGCATTAACTGGACAAAAACTAATCGTTCCACCTCAATTGGTGTTTATCGCAGAGAGAGTTCTTAAATCTAATTTAAGACCAGGAACTGC